ATGTGTGGTGAGGTCCGGGGTCTCTCAACCGCACACATGTTTATCACAGACCTCGTGCGAAAGATGGAGCAAAACGAAGATGAGTGAAATCCTCCTTAGTACCGGAGAAGATGCTGTCCCGACCACCCTGCCGGAGACGGCAGAGGAAAAGGCCAAGCAACTCCCCGACCCGTCAACATACCACCTACTCTGCGCTCTTCCAGAGATCGAGAAGGAGTATGAGAGCGGCATCGTGAAGTCAGGGCAGACAATGCACTTCGAAGAAGTCATGTCCCCCGTGCTCTTCGTGATGAAGATGGGGCCGGACGCATACGGCGATAAGAGCCGCTTCCCCAGTGGACCCTCGTGTAAACCGGGCGACTTTGTCCTGGTTCGTCCCAACACGGGCACCCGCGTGAAGATTCACGGGCGTGAGTTCCGCATCATCAACGATGACAGCGTGGAAGCCGTGGTTCAAGACCCGCGTGGCATCTCTCGTGCATAAAGGAGGATTACATGCCGCTTGATCAAGAAGCATTTAAGTTCCCGGACGAGAAGGCCGAGGAAAAGAAACAAGACGAAGTCCAGTTTGAAGTCGAAGGCGAGGCGGAGCCAGAGGTAGAGGTTGTCGATGACACCCCACCGGAGGACCGTGACCGCGCCCCGATGAAAGAACCTCCCTCGGAGGTGACGGATGATGAACTGGCCCAGTATTCAGACGGGGTCAAGAAGCGCATCCAACACTTCTCTAAGGGTTATCACGAAGAGCGCCGAGCAAAAGAGGCTGCTTTCCGTGAGCGTGAAGAGGCTATTCGACTTGCCCAACAACTCATGGAGGAGAACAAAAAACTCCAGAGTTCTCAAGGACAAACCCAGCAGGTATTGCTTGAGCAAGCCAAGAAGGTTGTCCAAAGCGAGGTTGATGACGCCAAGCGTAAATATAAGGAAGCCTACGAATCAGGTGATGCGGAGGCGTTGGTTGCGGCTCAGGAAGAACTCACTGCGGCGAAGATTCGGGCAGAGCGAGTTAATAATTTCAAGCCAGCCCCTTTACAAGAAGAAAAACCTGCGGTACAACCCGCACCACAACCAGTTCAGCAAGAGCAGGTTCGCGTTGATCCCAAAGCCTCTGCGTGGCAAGACGCCAATCCGTGGTTTGGACAAGATGACGAGATGACTGCTCTTGCACTGACGGTTCATCGAAAACTTGTGGAAAGTGGGGTAAGTCCAAACAGCGATGAATACTATGACCGCATCAATACTCGGATGCGGCAGGTCTTCCCAGATGCGTTCCCCTCTGAGAAGCCGGTAATGAAATCGCCTGTCGTGGCACCTGCGACCCGAAGCACAGCGCCCAAAAAGATCGTGCTGACCAAGTCCCAAGTAAACATCGCCAAGCGGCTCGGACTGACGAATGAGCAGTACGCCCGTGCGGTTGCGGAAGAAATGAGGAAACAAAATGGCTGAACGTACCCCCCGTGATTTGGAAACCAGAGCAAAGATGGAGCGCCCCAAGCAGTGGATGCTTCCTGAATTGCTGCCGAGCCCCAACCCCGAGGACGGCTACGAGTTCCGTTGGATTCGAATCAGTACCCTGGGTACTGCCGATCCAGGCCATATTTCTTCAAAACTCCGCGAAGGTTGGGAGCCTGTGAAGGCATCTGAGCACCCTGAAATCCAGATCATGGCAACTGGGGACAAGCCCCGGTTCCCAGACAGTATCGAGATTGGCGGGCTCTTGCTTTGCAAAACACCCAAAGAGTTTGTTGCCCAACGCAACTCTTACTATCAGCGTCAAACTGATGGTCAGATGCAGTCGGTCGACAACGCCTTCATGCGCGAGAACGATCCCCGGATGCCCGTCTTCAAGGAGCGGCGTTCCGAGGTGAAGTTCGGACGTGGTTAAATCATCTTAGGAGTCAAAAATGGCTTATCCCGTTGTTGACGCCTCCTACGGCTTCAAGCCCATCAACGAACTAAATGGGCTTCCGTACGCAGGCGCTACCCGCCAGATTCCGATTCAGCGTAACTATGGCACCGCGATCTTCGCCGGTGACTTGGTTAAGTTCGAAGCGGGTCTGATTGAAATCACCGACATGACCTCTGCCAGCACAACTGGCCTGGGCCAAGCCGGTGTCTTTGTTGGCTGCTCATACACCAACCCCTCGACCGGTCAGAAGTTGTTTGCCCAGTACTACCCCGGTAGCATCCTGGCAAACGACATCGTGGCTTATGTGGTGGATGACGACCGCGCAGTCTTCAAGGCTGTGATGATCGCTCAGTCTGGCAGCGTGTCCAACACTGCTACCGCCATCGGTTATGTGTCGCAAGCCTTCGTGGGCACCAACCTGTTCCCGGTGACGGGCGTTGCAGGTTCCACGACGACTGGCAACAGCAAGATGGGCGTGTGCGGCACCAACCCCACCAACGGTACCGGCGGCATTCGCGTGCTGACCACGGCTCCGTTCCGTGTGGTTGGCGTTGTGCCCGAGACCGGCGTTACCCTGACTGGCGCGGGCACCTGCTCGACCACGACCATCACCTTGGACGCTGCTGTGACTGGCCTGCAAGCCGGTATGCAGTTCATCGTTGCAGGTGTGGCGAACGCCAATGCGGGTGACTACAACCTCGTGACCAACGTGAATGGCACCACGGTGACCATTTCTCGCTCTGTGACGATTGCTTCCTCGACCGCCATGACCTTCGTGGGCTTCCCCGAAGTTCTGGTCAAGTGGAACCAGGGCTATCACAGTTACGACAACCCGCTGGCCACCGGCCTGTAAGGAGTAACTAAAAATGGCAATTTCTCGTGCCCAACTACTGAAGGAACTCCTGCCGGGTCTGAACGCCCTGTTTGGCATGGAGTACAAGCGTTACGGCGAAGAACACAAGGAAATCTACGAGACCGAGACTTCCGAGCGTTCGTTCGAAGAAGAAACCAAACTGGCTGGTTTCTCTGCCGCCCCGGTTAAGCCTGAAGGCCAAGCCATTGCGTATGACAACGCGCAAGAAGCCTGGACTGCACGGTACAACCACGAGACCATCGCTATGGGTTTCTCCATCACCGAAGAGGCGATGGAAGACAACCTGTACGACTCTCTGTCGGCCCGTTACACCAAGGCTCTGGCCCGTGCTATGGCTTACACCAAGCAGGTCAAGGCTGCTGCAATCCTGAACCAAGGCTTCAATTCCGGCGTCACCTATGGCGACGGCGTGAGCCTGTTCTCGACGCAGCATCCGCTGATCTCTGGTGGCTTCAACAGCAATCGCCCGACCGTTGGCGCTGACCTGAATGAAACGTCGTTGGAAAACGCCGTGATTCAGATCGCAGCGTGGACGGACGAACGTGGTCTGCTGATCGCTGCCAAGCCCCGGAAACTGATCGTTCCGCCTTCACTGCAATTCGTTGCGACCCGTCTGCTGGAGACCGAACTCCGCGTGGCGACCGCCGACAACGACATCAACGCGTTGAAGAACAACGGTTCGATCCCCGAGGGTTACACGATCAACCACTGGTTGACGGACACCAACGCTTGGTTCCTGACCACGGACGTTCCCAACGGTCTGAAGCACTTCATCCGTACTCCCATGAGCACGTCGATGGACGGTGACTTCGACACGGGTAACGCCCGTTACAAGGCCCGCGAGCGTTATTCGTTCGGCGTGTCTGATCCCCTGGGTATCTTCGGTTCGCCCGGAGCCTAAGTGGTTCTACGGAAAGGGGGCTTCGGCCCCCTTTTCTTTTTAAACGGTTAGGTGTATAAACTCGTTAGTCCCAAGATCACCAACTGCTTGCTGACCGGCTTGGCGGACTGACCTCACAGACAGCAAGCGCAATTTGAGGAATTGAAGCATGGCTTCCACTACCTTCTCCGGCCCGGTTACTTCTACCAATGGTTTTATCGGCAGCGTCACCGGTGCTGTCACCGGCGCTGTTGTTGCTACCACTGTCACCGCTTCTGGCGCGGTGTCCATGACCAACGCCTCGATCTCGATGACCGCTCTGCCTACGTCTGATCCTGCTGTTGCAGGTCGTCTTTGGAACGACGGTGGCACGCTTAAAGTCTCCGCAGGTTGATAAGGGGGCATCGCCATGATGCAAACCGACGTTAAATCGGGCACAGCCGGTGCCGGTGCGAGTACGCAGGTTACGACCTTTCGTGCTCGCATCAAGGCGCTTGCACTGACCTACACCTCTGCTGCCGGGAACATTGCGATCACGGACGGCAACGGTGGGGCTACGCTGTTCTCGTTCACACCGGCTGCTGTCGCAGGATCGCTGTACATGCTGTTCCCTGGCGAGGGCATCCTTGCTGAGACCGGCATCTATGTGACCAACGGCACCGGCACCGCTGCAACGGTGTTCTATGGCTAAGACCCCGGCATGGCAGCGTTCGGAAGGAAAGAACCCCAAGGGCGGCTTGAACGCCAAGGGGCGAGCCTCCTACAACGCCGCGAATCCAGGGAAGCCGGGTCTGAAGGCTCCTCAGCCGGAGGGCGGTCCACGCCGCGACTCTTTCTGCGCCCGTATGAAAGGGATGAAAAAGAAGTTAACGAGCGCAAAGACCGCAAACGATCCGAATTCGAGGATTAACAAATCCTTGCGTGCATGGAACTGTTGAAATGGAGATGATGCTTTGGAACGCGATCCTCTCTTTTGTGTCTGCGGTGATCATATGGATCATCAAGACCAACTGGGATGAGTTGCAGCGTGTGCAGATTCTTTTGAACCGAACCCGGGAAGAGGTTGCCAAGGAGTACGTCACAAGATCGGACGTACACCACGACATCAACCGGGTGCTCGACAGACTTGATCGTTTAGAAGGCAAGTTGGACGCATACATGAAGGAGCAACGAAGTGCCCTCGGTTAGCGGAAAACAGCATAGGTTCATGGCGGCGGTGGCTAACAACCCCAAGTTCGCCAAGAAAGCAGGAGTGCCCCAATCCGTTGGGGAAGAGTTCTTGAAGGCCGACAAGGGCCGCAAATTTGCCGGAGGTGGCGAAATGGAATCCAAGAAGATGGTTGGCAAAGAGATCGCCTTTATGAAGAAGAAGGGCGCTCCTAAGTCCATGATCAAGCATGAGATGGCCGAAGCCAAGGGCATGGCCCGTGGCGGTCTGTCTGCTGGTCACAAGCAAGCCGATGGCATTGCCAAGAAGGGCAAGACTCGCGGCATGGAAGTCAAGATGGCCGCAGGCGGTTTGGCCGCTGGTCACAAGCAGGCTGATGGTTGCGCCCAGCGTGGCAAGACCCGTGGCATGCAAGTGAAGATGGCTAACGGCGGGAAGTGCTAATCATGGCTGAAGCAGGAGCAGGACGGGGGCTGACTGTTCCCCCCACCGCCGCTGAAATGAGGCGGATGCAAGAGCGCGAAGACCGTAACGTCTTCACAGAAGAGAAGATTGGCAAGGTCAAGACGCCCAAGGGTGAGAAATTGCCCCGCGACTTGATGCCCGGTGATCTTCCTTCTCCGAAGAAGATGGCTTCTGGTGGCTATACCCGTGCGGCAGATGGATGCTGCACAAAGGGTAAGACTCGCGGAAAGATGGTATGAGAGCCAGCCGTGGAATGGGTTGTATCAACCCCGCCAAGATGCCCAAAGGGGTCGTCAAGCAGCGCCGTGACAACACGGATTTCACGGAGTACGCCGA